GGCTGTTCGAGAAAACCCATGACGATGTGTGGCTGCGATGGAACTGATCTCCACCGCATACCGGGACCTGAACAAGGAAGCGCATGTGCGCTATCCGACCTTCGGCCGCACCTCGGGAAGATATGCGCCGATCGTCCTGGAGATGATCAAGCGCTACAAGCCGAGTTCTGTGCTCGACTACGGCTGCGGCAAGGGCATGCTCGGGCACGAGCTGCGCCACCGCATCATGCAGGAGTGGCGCGAGTACGACCCCTGCATCGAAGGCAAGGACGCCAAGCCGGAACCGGCCGATCTGGTCATCTGCACTGATGTCCTGGAGCACGTCGAGCCGGAGCATCTGGATGCGGTTCTTGACGATCTCCGCCGGGTCACCCGCGAACGGGTTTTCTTCGTCATCGCCACCCGGTTTGCCTCGCACCAACTCGCGGACGGCAGGAACGCGCACCTCATCGTCGAGAACGACGACTGGTGGCTCAAGCGGCTGTCCAAGCAATTCAAGCTCATCGGCGGGCATGGCGATGAGCGGGAGCTGACATGCCTGATGTCCTGAAGGTCTGGATTGGATACGACCAGCGCGAGCACGCGGCGTACGAGGTCTGCCGCTACTCGATCATGCGGCATTCGTCGCTGCCCGTTGACGTGCGCCCGCTGAAGCTCGACAGCCTGAAGCGGGCCAGGTGGTACTGGCGGCAGCACTACCTGCACAACGGCCAGCGGTTCGACACGCAGGACCAGAAGCCGTTCAGCACGGATTTCAGCTTCACGCGGTTTCTCGTCCCGGCGCTTGAGGGATACAAGGGCTGGGCGCTGTTTCTCGACTGCGACTTCCTGATCCGCGGCGACATCGCCGAGCTGTTCCAGGATGCGACCGACAAGGCGGTCTACTGCGTCAAGCACCATCACGAGCCGGAGGAAGGCTTGAAGATGGATGGCGTGCAGCAGACCCGGTACAGGCGGAAGAACTGGTCCTCCTTCGTCCTGTGGAATTGCGGCCACCCGTCCAACGCGAGATTGACCGTTGAGAATGTGAACGCTCGACCGGGCGCGTGGCTGCATGCCTTCGAGTGGCTGGACGAGCACGAGATCGGCGCACTGCCGGCGGATTGGAACTTCCTCGTCGGCTGGGACAAGCTGCCGTACAACGAAGTCCCGCGCGGGCTGCACTTCACCTCTGGCGGCCCGTGGTTCCAGCACATGCAGGAAGTTCCGTATGCGGAGCTTTGGAACCGCGAGAAGGCGCACAGGGACTACGCGATAGGCCGGCTGCCGAGCCCGAAGGATGCGGGCCTCCCTGAGTACCTTGGGGAGGCGGCATGAGCACTCTGGGCACGATGATCGATCGGATCGCCGACGAGCTTGGGCGAGACAACATCTCTACTCAAATCCAGCGCTCCATCAAGACCACTATTGCCCGCTACGAGCGCGAGCGCTTCTGGAGCACGGAGCAGAAGTGGACCGCATCCACCGCTGACGGCACGCAGAGCTACACCATGCCGGACAGCTCGGGTGAAGGTCCGCTGATCTACGCCGACAAGGCCACCATCACGGTCAACTCTCAGATCAATCACCTGGAGCGGAAGCCGCATTCGGTCATCATCGACCTGACGACGAACACTTCCTACAAGGGCATTCCCCGGCTCTGGTCCTACTTCCAGGACGCGGTGTGGCTGTACCCGATTCCCAACGCCGTCATGACGCTGACGCTCTACGGCGTGCGGCAGCTGACCGCGCTATCGGCGACCACGGATACCAACTTCTGGATGGTCGAGGCGGAGGCGCTGATCCGCTCTGGCGCGAAGGCCGATCTGTTCGCGCATGTGATCCGCAACTACGACGAAGCGACGGCCATGAAGGCCCTGGAGCGGGAGGAATACCTGAAGCTCCGGGGCGAGAACGACCAGCGCATCCTAGGTGAAGTTAGGGGGTGGCTGTGATGGCAGGCGCCGCAATAGTGATCGCGCCGCGTCAGTCGGTGTGTCGCTTCAGCGCCTCTCGCGCTTGCTGCTTGGCGCGCTCAAGGATGTCGATGCGCTCTGCTTCATCGATGTCGCGGCCCTCAAGTTCGGCGGCCATGAGCAGGTTTCGCAGCGCTTCGGCGAGATCAGTCGGTCTCATGTTGGGCTCTCCCGGAGGGCGTATTCAAGCACAGCTGACGGGGCAATGGGTTAACGGATGACCTACACGTCTGCTCAACTTCAAAGCCTGCGGGATGAGATCGACAACGATCCCCTCACGCGCGGCTACTCCGGCATGGGTGACGAGGCTGTCGCGAACAGCCTGAACGCCGAGAACCGTACCGTGCCGGTCGAGAGCATCACCCCGGCGCTGGTTCTCTACGGCATGGTCAAGAGCGAGTGGGACGCGCTCAGCGCGGCCGACCGTCAGTACCTCGGTATCGTTCTCGGCAACGGCCCCATCGACATCCGGCAAGGCAGCCAGATCAGGGCCGCGATGCTGGCGATGTTCGGCGCACAGTCCGGCACGCGGGCAAACCTGCTGGCGAAGCTGGATCGGACTGGCAGCCGGGCGGAGGAACTTGCCCTACCGCCAGCGACGCCCTCCGACGTGGCAGAGGCGCGGAGGCTCTAAGTCATGGCGAACAAAATCCTCGTCCAGGAGATGGACGATACCCCGCCGCAGATCCTGTTCCGCGACAGCACAGACTACGCGCCGGCAGCGGCCAACACGCTGAGCAAGGGCACGCCGACCGCCGTGCAGCTCGACATGACCAGTGTGGCGAACAACGCGGCGCGCCAGTCGGCGAAGGCCGACCTCGGGGAGCATCGCGCCCCGGCCTACGCTGTCCGCGCGGCCTTTGAGCTTGCGGCGACGCCAACGGCCGGGAACCTGATCAAGCTCTACTGGGCGCCGTCGAGCAGCAGCACCGCGGCGAACGGCAATCCCGGTGGCGTCAGTGGCTCGGACAGCGCCTATGCCGGCTACTCGTCGAACCTTGATGCGTCGCTTAAGCAGCTCCAGTTGATCGGCAGCTTCGTTTGCACGGCCCAAGCCACAGGGACGGTGCAGGTTGCCGAGTGTGGCGTGTTCTACCCGACCGAGCGCTACGGCACCCTGATCGTGGACAACGATAGCGGCGCAGCGTTCCACAGCGACGCGGTGGAAATTTCCGTCGTGTTCGATCCGATCATCCCGGAAGTGCAGTGATCCACCGCGCCAACATCCTCGCATCGTGCGAGCCGAGCGACATCCTGGCTCGGCCTTACGCCTATATGGTGGACCAGCGCCATCGTCTGGCGAAAGACATGGCGTTCTGCATTCCTGGCGGCTTCAACCTTTTTATGGACATCACGCGGGCCAGTTCCGCGTTGTTCAAGGAGGTGAACGCCAACATCTCTTTGCAAGCCTCAGCTTACGGGGCGGCATGGAAGTTCGGCACGGCCGACAATACCAAGATCGACTTCGGCACGACCCAACCGATTGTCACTGACGACGGAGCGGGAACGGGCAGTTTCACGGTTGCCTGCGTATCCAATCCACCCGCGGCAGCCGCCGAATACGATCAGATCGGCCAGCGGTTGGGCGTCAACCCGGCCAATCAATGGCGCCTCATGGCGAACATTGATGACGATTTCAATGTTGCATCTGGCAAGTTCACATTTGGAACATTTGCCACCGCCGCAAGCGGTGCCGAAACGGCGAACACTGCGGTTGACGGGAGCTTGCATGCCTGGGTCGGGCGCCGCGTAACTGGCGGTGGCAGTTCGACGCATACGATCTGGCGTGATGGTGTCGATGCGACCGCGGCCACCAGCAGCACAACTACGCGTGACGTGACCGTTGGAACGCAGAGTTTCGCGATTGGCGGCCTACCTGGCGGCGCCGCGGTGGTGAGCGCCAACTCCTCTATCCCGATCTCGTGCGGCTGGAATCGCGCCCTCTCCGATGACGAGATATGGGAGTGGTCGCAAAACCCATTCTGCATGATCGTGCCGCGCTTCGCGTTGATTGTAGGCACGGCGCCTGCGGCGGCGGCCTCCAGCATCCCAGTCTTCATGCACAACTATCGTAGGCGGCGCGCGGCATGAGGTTCCTGAAGCAATCCACAGCCGTGGACCTGGCACTCGGCCCGTTCCTCGACGCGACCGATGGTGTCACCGCCGAAACCGGCCTGACGATCAGCCAGGCCGACGTGCGGCTGAAGAAGAACGCCGGGGCCTGGGCACAGAAGAACGATGCCAACGCGGCGACGCACGAGGAAAACGGCTGGTACGAAACCCCGCTCAACACCACCGACACCGACACGCTCGGCGTTCTGATGATCGCGGTTCACGAGAGCGGCGCGCTGCCCGTTTGGCACGAGTTCATGGTGGTGCCGGCGAACGTCTATGACAGCCTGTTCTCGACTGACAAGCTGGAGGTGGACGTTGCGCAGTTCGGCGGGTCGAACCTGACGGCATCCGGTGGACGCCCTGAGGTCAACACGTCGCACATCGCCGGTTCTGCCGTCTCGACCAGTTCAGCGCAGATTGGCGTCAACGTGGTGCAGGTTTCCGGCGACGCGACGGCGGCCGACAACGCCGAAGCCTTCTTCGATGGCACTGGCTATGCCGGCACGAACAATGTGATCCCGACCGTCACCAGCGTCACGAACGCTGTCAGCGCCAATGTCACGCAGATTTCCGGGGACAGCACTGCTGCGGACAATCTTGAGGCGGTACTTGATGGAACCGGAGGTGTGACGCTGGTTGCTTCGGCGATCACCTTGACGACCCCGATCACCGCCAACGCAACCCAGATCAGCGGCGACAGCGGCGCGGCGGATAATGCGGAGGCATTTTTCGACGGCACGGGGTACGCGGGCACGAACAACGTCATCCCCACGGTGACCTCGGCCGGACTCTCCGCCGCTGCCGTGGACGCGATTTGGGACGAAGAGCAGTCCGGTCACACCACGGCCGGCACCTTCGGCAAGTACCTCGATCAGCAGCTAACCACGCTGCTCACCACGGCAATGACGGAAGCCTACGCGGCCGATGGCGCGACGATGACCGTTGCGCAGGCGCTCTATGAGATTGCCCAGAGCATCGGCGAGTTCTCGATTTCCGGCACCACCCTGACGGTGAAGAAGCGCGACGGCTCGACGACGGCCGCCACCTACACGCTCAACGACAGTTCGTCTCCGACCTCGCGCACGCGGGCGAGCTGATGGCGATCAAGGACATCATCGTTCCCGGCTTCGTTGGAACCGACACGATCAAGTGGATCGTCACGCGCGGCCTGTCACTCGGCGCCGTTGCTGACGAATGGACGCCCGTATCTCCAGGCTCCGGCTCATGGACTGCGGCCAGTCCAACAGCGGCGTCATGGACTCCAGCATCGGCAGGGAGCGGCACTTGGACGCCGGTTGATCCCTGATGCCGTTCAAGGTCCTCCCTTACGCAGAATGGCTGCCCGACCTCCCCGATTGGAACAACCCGGGCGCCACGGTCGCGACCAACGTCATTCCCGGCCCGAACAGCTATCGGCCGTTTCCGGGCTCGACTGTCGTTTCCGGGGCGATGGCGGAGAGGGTGCAAGGCGCCTTCGCTTGCACGGATAATGACGGCAACACCGTTGTCTTCGCCGGCACCGCGACCAAGCTCTACAAGTTCTCCAACGCTGATTCGACCTGGGAGGATGTGACGCGCGCCTCGGGTGGCGCCTATGCCACGGAGGCAGACGGGTTCTGGAGCTTTTGCAAGTTCGGCACGCGCATCATCGCGACCAATTTTGTTGATGACGTGCAATCCTACGTGCTCGGCTCATCGACGGATTTCGCGGCGCTCTCCGGCTCTCCCCCGCGCGCAAAGTTCTGCTGTGTCGCTGGCGAGCAAGTGTTTCTCGGCAGGCTCTCGACCGATCCCCAGGGGGTGGCCTGGTGCGGCATCGATGACCCGACCACCTGGTCTTCCTCGCAGACCACGCTGGCGGACAGCCAGAGCCTCGTCGGCGATGGCGGGCACGTCACCGGCCTTGTGGGCGGCGAGTATGTGACGGTCTTCCAGGAGCGCTCGATCTTCCGCGGCGACTTCATCGGCGCGCCCGTCATCTGGCAGTTCCGCGAGATGGTGAAGAATCGCGGCTGCAAGGCGCCACAATCGATCGTGCCGGTGAACCAGTCGGCGTTCTTCCTCGCCGATGACGGCTGGTACATGTGGAACGGCGTAGGGGTCCAGGGCATCGGCAAGAACAAGGTGGACAAGACCTTCTATTCGCTGCTGGACCAGGACTACCTCTATCGCATCAACGGCACGGTTGACCCGATCAACTCCCTGGTCATGTGGGGCTTCCCCTCGGGTGCCACGGCAGGCACGCCGAACCGCATCCTGATCTTCAACTACTCGATTGGCAGATGGTCGCAGATTACCGGCGTGGAATACGAGTTGCTGTTCCCCGACCTGTCCAAGGGTTACACGCTTGAGCAGCTGGACGCGATCAGCGCGAGCATCGAGACGTTGCCGTTCTCGCTCGACTCGCGCGCGTGGACCGGCGGCAATCTGCTGCTGGCGGCGTTCAACACGGACCACAAGCTGGTTGCCTTCACCTCGACCTATCTCGCGGCGACGCTGGAGACCGGAGAGGTGGAGCTGGGCGGTGCGGAGCGCGCGTTCATTTCCAACGTGCGGCCGATAGTCGAGGGAACCTCGGTCACCGTCACGTCGGCGCTCGGCTATCGCGAGACCTCGGGAGCCTCGCCTTCCTACACCTCAGCCGTTTCGCAGAACACGCACGGCTACTGCCCGATGCGCAACTCGTCGCGCAAGCACCGGGTGAGGGTTTCCATCGCTGCCGCCGGCACCTGGACGCATGCCGTCGCGGCGGAAGTCGAGTGGCGTCGTGATGGCCGCCGCTAATCGAGAGGAGGTGATCCAGTCTATGGCGAAGGGTAAACCGAAGCCGACCCGCAAGGGTGGGAAAGGCTGCTGATGGCAACGACCTTCCGCGGCCTAGGAGGCTTCCCCGGCAGCATCGAGACTGCATGGCACGTCTTGCGCGTGGCCTTCAACAGCATGCTTGCCGGGAAGCTGAACTGCACCGGCTCCGTGACGCTTACGGCCAGCGCCACCAGCACCACGCTCACGGACACCCGGATCGGCGGGTCGAGCGTGATCCTATTCTGCCCGACCACTGATGATGCCCGCACGTCAGGCGTCCCGAAGGTCTCCGCAAAGGCCGATGGCTCGGCGACGCTGGGGCATACCTCGGACGCATCCACCACCCGGACCTATGACTATGTTGTCATCGGCTGAAGCAACAACCATGCCAACCGAGCCGGCCGAGGCTCCCGAGACTGAACTGGTCCCGGTCCCGGCCGACCAACTGCTGTCCGTTGCAAGGGCCGTGGGGCCGCTTCTGGAGCCCGCCCTGGCACGGGAGGGCGACCTGCGGGTCATAGACGTGTTCCGCAAGATCCTGGCCCAGGAATGGCAGCTTTGGGCCGTCCAGAAGGATGGGGAAATCGTCTGCGCCCTGGTGACCGCCCTGGCGATCAGACCCATGGCGAAAGTCCTGCAACTGAGGTATGTTGGCGGTGACAACATAGACGCCTGTTTGGAGCACCTGCCGACCGTCGAGGCGTGGGCTCGCCAGCTGGGCGCGGTGCGGGTGGAGGTGGTTGGGCGCAAGGGCTGGAAGCGGAAGCTTGCCGGCTACCAGCAGACGGACGTGATCCTGCGGAAGGTGTTGGCCGATGTCTAACGAAACCGAGACGGTCTCGACCACGCAGACGGCCTCCCCGTCGCTGCCGAACATGCCCTTCCTGTCGCAGGGCTTCTCCGAAGCGGCGCGGTTGTACAATCAGGGTGCGCAGGTTCCCGACGCCTACAAGGCAATCGAGACGCGCCTGTTAGGGCCGTCCGGCCAGCACGCCTCGGACTGGAACCGCCGCGCGGCTGACACGGTGGCGCAGTACGCGACAGGCCACCACGGCCAGTATTTTACCAGTCCGACGCTCCAACGCTTTATGTCCGGAGAGATGCTGTCACCGGACAGCAACCCGTGGCTTAAGGGCGCCTACGAGGACGCGGCGGGGGCACTGCGTGGGCAGATCAGCTCGCAGTTCGCCGGGTCGGGCCGTTACGGCTCCGGCGCCAATCAGGAAATCCTCGGTCGCAACCTCGGGCAGCTCGCCAACCAGATGTACGGCGGCGCGTATCAGCAGGGCATCGGCCAGATGCTTTCCGCCGGCATGATGGATTCGCAGCTGCAATCCCAGGACACCGGCCGGCGCATGCAGGCGGCGGCGATGGTGCCGGGCCTGATGGACTCCGACCTGAACAGCCTGTTCAAGCTGGGATTGGTTCAGCAGGGCCAGATCAATGCTCCATGGGAGAACTTGCAGCGCTACATGGGCGTGGTCAACCCGGGGATCAACTTCGGCGGCTCGACCACTTCGCAGCAGCCGTATTTCAGCAATCCGGTAGGGCAGGGCATCGGCCTGCTTGGCTCCGGTCTCTCGGCGGCGAACATGGCGTTCGGCCAGAACGGGCTGTTCCCCGGCGCGGCGCAGAGCGGCGCGTCGAACCTGTGGAACTGGGCGAGCACCGATCCGTTCGGCTTCTCGCTGCCGTCGGCCTCCGAACTCGGCTTCCTGACCAATCAGGCCAACGCCTACCTTGATGCGGGCATCGCCCTCTGATGGCGCTGGTAGACCAAGGCCACATCGACCCCTTCGGCGGATATGGAGGACTGCTGTCCTCTCCGCGGTACGGGACGATCTACAACCCGCCGGAGACAGGCGGCGGCCTGCTGAGCAATCCGCTTACGGGCATGGGCGCCTCGGCGCTGTTCCGCGGCGCCAAGAGCTTTTTCAACGGCGGCAACCCGTTCACTTCGGCCGGCGCTTCGCTTGCCAATGCCGGCGCGGGGTGGCTGGGCTCGAAGCTCGGCACCTGGGGCGACGGGAATGCCGGGTCGAGCATCGGCGGCGCGGTTGGTGGATTCGCCGGCTCGTTCCTCCCGGTCCCGGCTTTGGGGACCTTGCTCGGTTCGGCGATCGGCTCGGCGATTGGCGGCAACTTCGGCCCGCCGCCCACGGTCGGCCCGAATGCCCAGGCCTGGCTCGGCAACCAGGGCGGCCGGCTCGGCGTCATGGGGAGTTCCGGCGACAACGGGCTCAACGCATCAACCATGCCGGGGCTGCTGGGCAACGCGCTCAACTACGCCAACCAGTTCCCGATGATCGGTGAACTGCCCCGCCACTTCCAAGTGAGGGGCGGCGAGAACCGCATGCAGCCGACCATCGAGATCGGCGGGTTCATGGCGCCGATGCTCAACGACCAATCGCTTGCACGAGCGATGGCAAAGCGCGGGCTGTTGAATGCCCCTGGGATCGGCGAGGACCCGACGCGCATCTTCACCGGCACGAACTGGGTCGAGCCGGAGAGCATCCATCCGCTGTGGGCCGGCGGCATTCACGAGGTGCCGAATACCGGCTTCCTGTCGCTCGACACCGGCCGGGTAGGCAACGCCGTTCCGCAAGCCTATGCGCGGCTCGCCGAGCTGGGCGTGCCGGCCAACGACTCCACGCTTCGTCAATTCGCGCTCGGCGCCTACGGGTGAGCCATGGCTAACGGACTGCTCGACAACTACCTGCTCCCGCCTGAAGTCCAGCGTGATGCAAACATCCGGGGGATTCTCGGGACGCTCATCGGGATCGGGCAGGCCTCGGGACCGTCTCCGGTTCCTGTAGGGCCGGGCACCATCGCATCGTCCGGCGCCGCTGCTGGCCTGAAGGCGATGGATGACTACGAACAGGGGCAGTTCAAGAAGGCGTACATCGGCGCGCAGGTCAGCAAGCTGAAAGAGGCGACGGAGCAGAAGCAGCGGGTCTTGCAGTATGCGCAGTCGCTTCCGCCGGGCGAAGAGCGCGATCGGCTCATGCTCGAAATCCAGGGCATCAACTCCAATCGCATCAAGGGTGACCGGCCTTGGTATGCGATCAGCCCGGAGAACGCGCAGACGGCGGCCCAATTCGAGGGGCTGAAGTCCTACTTCGGTGGCATGGGCGGGATCGTGCCGGAGACGATCAAGAGTAGTCTTCAGACTAGGATCGTCCCGGGCGCCGACGGTCGCATTCAGGGATTCGGACCGAACTACCAGGGTGGCGCTGGAGCCATCATGGAAGGGCTTGGCTTGCCCGGCCTTCTCAGCGGTGGTCTTCCGTCGCCGTCCGGCAGCGCCATGCGCCCGCCGCCGGTCAACATCCCGCAGCAGCCGTCGCCGTTGGCAATGGCCGATACGGCAGGTCCCGCGAATGCCTCTGCCGGCGTGCAGATGGCGCAGGCGCAAGGCGGCTTCCGCCCGGGCGGGACGCAGCTTGCCCCGCCGACGGTTTCGCCGGGAATGTTGTTCCAGCAGCAGAAGGCGGGAGAAACAGAGCGCGCCAAGGTCATCGGCGGAGAGAAGGGCGAGGCCAGTTTCTACACGCGCGCGGTCGGTGAGTTCCAGAAGGCAGGCGAATTGCGCAACGCGTTGATCCAGATGGAAACGGCGGTCGCGCAGGGGCTCCAGACGGGCGCTGGGGCGGATGTGCTGTCTGGCCTCGCCAACGTCGCCGTGCGGCTCGGGGCGGACGAAAAGAAGATTGCCGAATTGACGAAGGTCGCGCCGGGCGACGCGCGAGCTTTCGAGTCCGCCGCCAAGGGGCTGGTGTTCGCCGCGCTCGGGGGGTTGGGCGCGCAAATCTCCAACACCGACCGCGACTTCATCGAGGCGATCTTCCCGCGCCTCAAGGACAGCCCTGAGGCGGTCAAGCAGATGATGGGTTGGCTGCATGCCAAGGCTGATTACGCAGAGCGCAAGTTCGAGGGCATGCAGGAGTGGGTTGACCAGGGTAAGAGCCCGGCGACCTTCGAACTGAAGTGGCGCAAGGACAATCCTCCGCCGCTGCCACCCGGAATCTCCGCACCAAGGGGCAAGGAGGAGTACGACACCCTTCCATCCGGCTCCCTGTTCCTTGACCCGAACAAGCGGATTCGCGTGAAGCCGTGAGCAACTGGTGGGAAGCAGCCCCCCTTGCCGGCGATGCGGCCAAGCGCGCGATGCCGCCACCGAAGGCGACATCTGGTGAGTGGTGGGAAGCCGCGCCGCTGGCTGCTGATGCCGCGAAAGCAAAGGCCGATCCTCCTGTTGACCCTCTCGGCGGCGATGTCCTGAAGCCAATGATGGCGCCACCGGGCCGTGCCGAGCGTGCGGGGGCGGCGGTGGGGGATGTGCTTAACCGCATCCTTCCCGACAATCCGACCGCGCGCGACGTGATTCAGTCAGCGGCGTCAAGCGTGCCCAAGGGCATTGCCGGGTTGGCGGGCCTGCCCGTTGATGCGCTGAACATGATGCGCTCTGGCGCTGGTTGGCTTGCGGGGCAGCCGGTCGGGCTTGGCTTCCGTGGCATGTACATCGATCCGCCAGCCGCTCCGTTGCCGGGCGGGAAAGCAGACTTCGAGGCGCCCATGCGCGACCTCGGCATGCTGCACGACCCGCAAACCACGGCGGGAAAGTTCGCCGACACCATGGGCCAGTTTGCGACGCAGGGCGGGTTGCTGGGCGGGGCTCGGGCTTTCTTCATGGGGCTTGGCGGCGGGGCTGGCTCTGAGGTCGGCGGGCAGTTGGCCGAGGGTACGCCGGCAGAGCCGTGGGCGCGCCTCTCTGGCGGCCTGCTGGGCACCGGCCTGACGGGTGTGGCCCTTCCATCGTCCAACCCTGGCTTGATGCTCAGGGAGCGTCTGGCTGGCACCACGGCGGATGATTTCGCCACTGCCCGAGCGCGCATGGCCGAGGGACAGGCAAGAGGTGTCCCACTATCCCCGGCCGAAGCGATTGACGCCCGCCCGGTGCAGGGACTTGCGGCCGACACCCTCGCGTCGCCGACTGGCGGACCACAGATGGGCCGGTTCTTCGATCAGCGCGCGGCGACCCTGCCGAACACCATCCGCAATGAGATCGCGCCCGATCTGGCAAGCGCACCCGGCTACATGCGCGCGGCAGGCACTCGGAACGCGGGGCAGGCGTTGACGCAGGAAGCGCAGCGGGCCGGGTACACCGCGGCAAACCCGCAGAGCATCGACCCGCAGGCGCTCCGCCCGGTCATCCAGCGGCTCGACAACGCCATCATGACTTCGCCTGCGGACGTTCGCCGGCAGCTGATGGCGCTACGCAATGACATCATCGAAAACGGCGTCCCGATTACGAACATCAACCGGCTCGATACCGTGCGGCAGACCTTCGCCGAGCGCATCAACAACATGGCCGAGGGCGTGCCGCAGAACGCCATCAGGCGGGCGATGCAGCCGATCCTTGATGACGTGAACGCGGCGCTCCAAACGAATCCGCAATTCGCCGCAGGGCAGGCCGCCTACCGGCAAGGCGCGCCAGCCTCACAGCTGCTACGGCAGGCTGATGATGTCCTGGAGACCGCCGCCAAGCCGACGCAGGCTGGGCCGACCCGCATGGCCGGCGTCAACTTCCGGAACCAGATGCTTGGTGGGCCGGGAAGCCAGCAGGCTCAAGAAACCGAGGCGCTGATCCGCGAGGCGGCCACGCGCGCAGGCGCCAATCCCGATCAGGCTTGGCAGGGCGCTCAGCGTGTGTTCGACGTTCTGGAGCGCACAGGCCGCATTCCTGGTGTCGGGTCGCAGACCGGCGGGCGTTTGCGGGCCGGCCAGGAGGCTGCGAATACCGGGGCAATCGGCCAACTAGCTCAGACGGAAATAACCGCCCCGCTTCGCTTTGTGGATCGCATCATGGCGAACACCGTCTATCGGAACGCCTACCGCCAGCTCGGGAACCTGTTCACAAATCCGTCGCCCGAAGCCATCGACATCATGCAGCGCATGGCCCGGATGTCTGATCAATCCGCAGCACTGCTCCTGCCATCGCTTCTGGCTACCGCTCGCGATGCAGGCAGTACCCCATGAAGGCGGGCGAGCCCTTGGGCAGATTCGCGTGGTCGCGGTCCATGGCGTCGCGCGTAGAGATGCAGCTTTGTATGTCGCGCATCTCAACCTGCTGCACGACCGGCGGATGCCCTGCGACGACCCAAACGGCCAGCAACACCGCCTTGCCCATCATCCCCATCCCATTTCCGCACACCAACCCTAGCACATTTTCTACTGAAGCAAGGGGCATGCCATGACTGATGTGAGCGCCTGGAGTCCGACAGACGCCAGCAACAACACGGCGGCCCCAGCCGGCTTTCCGGAAGGCATGGCCCCTTCCGGCGTCAACGACTCCGCCCGCGCAGTGATGGGCGGCGCGGCGCGGTGGTTTGAGCTTATCAACGGCAAGCTTACCACTAGCGGCACGAACACCATCACGGTCAGCGCGACGGTAGCTCCGTCCGCTTACGTCACCGGCATGCGTTACATGTTCAAGGCCGGCGGGACGAACACGGGTGCGGCAACCATCAACCTCAGCTCGCTTGGCGCGAAGGACATCAAGCGCCTCAACGGCACAGCCCTGATTGGCGGCGAAATCGTCAATGGCCAGTATTTCGAACTGGTCTACGACGGCACAAACATGCTCCTCCTGACGCCGGGCGATCGGGCATTGGTGGCGCAAACCACGGCGAGTGCCGCAAGCGATGTCACGTTCACCAGCCTCCCGACCTACTTCAACAAGTTCCGGCTGATGATCTTCGACGGCCAGGTCGGCACCGACAACGTGGCGATCTACGCCCGCCTCTCCGAGTCCGGCACCTTCAAGAGCGGCGCGAGCGATTACCAGTACGCCGACATTGCCTTGGTGCGCGGCTCGACGGTGACCAACGTGGATGCCGTGGCGGGGCAGATCGTGCTCGCCAACAGCATCGGCAACGCAACTGGCGAGGGATTCGACGCAGAGCTTGTGTTGAGCCGGCCGTCTTCCAGCACGGTTTGCCAGTTTCTGAAGGGTGAGCTTGGGGCGATCAACAACGCCAACACCATCGAGAACTGGCAGATCTGCGGCAACCGGACGCAGGGGTCTGTCGTGGCGCAGGACGGCCTACGCATCCTGCCGTCGAGCGGCACGATCACGGGCAAATTCCAACTCTGGGGAGAAATCTGATGTCACGCCATCGCGTCGTCGTGAACTGCCAGACCGGGCGAGCGGAGCAGGTTGCCTTCACGCCTGAGGAAGAGGCTGCGCAGGACGCCATTGATGCGGCCGACGCCCTGAAGTGCGCAGAGGTGGCCGAGCTGCGACAGGAGGGAAGGATCGCAGAGGCTTTGAAGCTGAAGCGTTGAGTGCAACCCGCGGAGTTGGCGAGATGGCCGGTAACGACATAGAGCGCGCCATCGGGCGGCTGGAGGGGGCCAATGTCTGACGGGCTGAAAGATCAGCTGGTCAAGACGGCGGCTGACGCGAGCCTTGCCGTCCCCGCTCTGACTTCCCCGTTCTGGTGGTCGCTGTTTGACGGTGTGACGCACGTGCTCCTGGTCCTCGGGGGCCTGGTGCTTCTCTACCTGCGCATTCGCACCGCATTGGATGAGCGCAAGAGCCGGCGCGGGTATCGACGGAGGGCGAGCGATCTATGAACGAGCACGACCTGCCCGACTGGTTCATGGCGATTGTCGAGTGGGTGGTCAATCACCCTTGGCTCACGCTCGGGATCTTCGTCGGCTCTGCGGCCGTGTCTGTCGCGCTGGTGATCCGATGACGCCGGCCGACTTCCTGATCCTGACCATGGTCGGCTGCCTGCTCGCCATGATGCTGGTTTCGGGCGCGCTGCTGATGGTGCCCTAGTGGCCACCCCCCAGCTCCCCGACGCCGTACTCGCCGAGACCATGGCAGCCCTGGAGCGGCACGGCGGCAACATCAAGCACGCAGCCGATAGCTTGGGATTGGCCTGGAGCACCTTCAACAACCGGGTGCGGATGGCAACCCTGAGGGGGGTTACGTCATCCAAGCCGTTTGAGCGGGACGAGCTGCCGAGCGAAATCGCCCCGGCCTCCGAAATCATCGCGCGGCGTAAGAAGGAATACGCTCGCCGGCATGAAGCGGCCGAAGCCCGCCGGCTGATCAACGTCCGGATCAAGATCGACGGGCCGATCGGCATTGTGCACGGGGGCGACCCGCACCTTGACGATCCCGGCTCCGATATCGAGCTGATCGAAGCCCACTGCAAGATCATTCAGAAGACCGAAGGCCTGTTCGGCGCCAACGTTGGCGACCTGCACAACAACTGGGTCGGTCGCCTTGCGCACCTCCACTCGCAGCAGAGCACGTCGGCGCGAGAGGCCTGGGCGCTGGTCGAGTGGTACATCAAGGCCACCGACTGGCTCTACATCATCCGCGGCAACCACGATTGCTGGACGGGTGCGGGGGACCCGCTCAACTGGATGACCCAGGGCGCCAACGGCGTACACGAGGACTGGGGCGCCAGGCTCAATCTCCAGTTCCCGAACAGCAAGGAAGTCCGGATCAACGCCCGGCATGACTTTAGCGGCCATAGCATGTGGAACACCGCGCACGGCCCCGCCAAGGCCGTCCAGATGGGCTGGCGAGATCACATCCTGACCTGTGGCCACCTGCATGTCTCCGGCTATCAGGTGCTCAAGTGCCCCTCCACCGGGCTGGTGTCGCATGCCATTCGCTGCGGCTCCTACAAGCGGCATGACCGCTACGCCCGGGAGAAGGGGCTGCCGGATCAGAACATCTTTCCGGCCGCGGTGACGATCATCGACCCGACGCGAGCGGATGACGACCCGAGGCTGGTGACGACGATCTTCGATGTCGAGCAAGGCGCGGAGTTCCTGCGATGGCTGCGGAAGAAATCGAAGTCGTAACCGAATACCCCGTTGCTCAGTCGATCGACGAGCAGCGCCGCGCCTTCGTGTTCGCCCAGCTGGCGGACGCGGAGATCGACGGCGAGGTGTTGGTCAAGAACATGGACATGATCGCGCGATGGATCGAGACGGGCGAAGTGCCGAAGAAGGGCCAGAGGGTGGTCAAGTTATCTACGTCCGCTGGCTCCCCCACGGCGAGCCCATCCCCGAGGGATGGAAGTACGTCGAGAGGCAGCCCATCACCCGACACCATCGGTACGCAGTGCTGATCGAGAGGATGCGATGAGCTGGGACAAGGCCATCACGCATGTTCTGGAGTGGGAGGGCGGGGCCGCCCACAGCCTTGATCCCGACGACCCCGGTAACTACACCGGCCAGGACAAGACCGGCGAGCTGCGCGGCACCAAGTACGGCATCTCCGCTCTGAGCTTTCCCCTTCTCGACATCAAGGGCCTGACGGAGGACCAAGCCAGGTCGATCTACCGCGACCGTTACTGGCGCGAGATACAGGGCGACAAGCTGCCCGAGCCGCTGGCGATCATGCTGATGGATTCGGCGGTCAATTGCGGCATTTCCCGCTCGGTCAAGTGGCTCCAGAAGACGCTCAGGATACAGGCCGATGGCTCGCTTGGCCCGGTAACGCTGGCGGCGGTGAAGACACAGACCGGCGTCTACCTCGCCAAGGAAGTGGCCGACCAGAGGGAGCGGCATTACCGGCTGCTGAAGACCTGGGGGAAGTACGGCAAGGGCTGGATGAATCGACTGAACGCCTGCCGGAAGCTGGCGGGCATCCAGTGACGACGGAAGGCTATGGAGGTGTTGAGGTGATGCGCTCCAGGCCGGGCTGGGCTCGCTCCCTTTCGGGCCACCAGCACGCGCACACCGCCATGGCGGAAGCTACGGCCGCGAGATTCACCGTGTTTCCAACCCGGAGCGCGGCCCGCAACTTAACACATGACCGAGGACTAACCAATGCTCGCCGCGCTACTCCCCATCCTAACCCCCCTGCTGGGCAAGTTGCTGGAATCGGTCATCCCCGATCCCCAGGCCCGGCAGAAAGAGCTAGATCGCATGCTCGGCGCGCTGGCGCAATCGGACCTCTCCCAGCTTGAGGTGAACAAGGCGGAGGCGACATCCGGCAACCTGTTCATCGCCGGCTGGCGCCCCTTCATCGGTTGGGTGTGCGGCACGGCGCTTGCCTACACCTACCTGTTCGCGCCGCTGGCCTATTACGTCGGCTTCCTGATCGGCAAGCCCATCCCGAAGCTGCCGACGCTCGACGGCAACCTCTACGAACTGATGCTCGGCATGCTGGGCATGGCGGGCCTTCGCACGTTCGAGAAGATCAAGACGAAGTAGGCCCTACTTCTTCACCCTCTCGTAAAAGCCCCGCTTCCTCTCATCTGACAGCTCCTGCCTGAGCTGTTCGATGGTCTCTACCAGCTGGTCGATCAGCTCGGCGAAGGCTACCCCTGTCGGCCCCGCCGTTCTCGATACCGCGGCCACCTTCCGGGCGCGGATCACAAGCTTGCGGATGTCGGCGGAGCGGGGCATGGTTGGGCATCATGGGCGATTCAATCCACGCTATCCACAGGGACGAGGGCTAGTCGGGCGTTGACAGTCCGAACCGGGGCTTAGAGTCGGCTTTTAAGTGCTTGGGCGCAGAAGGAAAGCAATAAAATTGCGGGCGCGCAATAATATTACTGCCGCATAATGTATATGATGGTACGTGACGGTGCAGTATACCACCAGTATTGTCTGAGCTGGTTAAAATCCACAGGCTAGACATTTGCCATCCTGCGCTTGGCGCGGTCAACCAAATTCCGTGCTTCTCTAAGCACTTCGGCCTCTTGTTTGTGCCGCATATAGCTCAATCCTTCGAGCCCGCGAGATAGGGTGTCTAGTATCTCGCTGACTGCCTTCAGGTGCTCGAACGAGCGGAGAGGGAGGTCGAACCGGACGCGGCGGTCCAGGCCGGTCATCTCGACGCGCCGCTCGGTGATCGGCACCAGCGCATCGCGCGTCGCTTTGGCAATCTCCTGGCTCGCGACCTTGCCCAGGCGCGGAATCATCTTGGCCACATCCGGCTCCACCAGCGGGGTTCCATCGGCCAGTAGGCGGCCGTCTTGTGCGATCTCAACCATGTTCACTCCTCAGCTCCAACGGCAGGCGTAGGCGTCGCTCTGTCATGGGGTGTCTTGGTGGGGCCGCCACTCCTGGCATGACCGAGTTAGGTCATCCAATTGCTCGCGCAGTTCGTCGGGCAACGCGGTCTCTGGGCCAATCTGGTCGAGATCGATCGCCCCGCATTCACCGCCCTCGGGATACGCCCAAAGCCCCGAAGGATTGGTCTGCGGATCGGGCTGGTAGGTCGGAGGCGGGAGATCGATGCGAGCCACCTCCCACATGTCCGAGTGCCAGTGTTTGATCCAGCGATAGGTGCCGGGCTTTGCGTCCATGGCCTTTGCTCCGTCCGGTCGTCGCGCTACTGCGCGAAACAGAATCCATCTTCTCTGTCACCCCCTCGTCTCCTTCAGCGTGGAGAGGCGGGAGAGGGCGTCGGTAACTTCCAGCCTTTCGCCCCAATATTTCTTGGCAAATTGCCTGTCGGCCTCCGCAGCCCTCGCCACCTCGACCAGCGCCAGCACGGCGTCGGCGAGAGCGGGGGCGGCGGTCTGTTGCCGAGCGCCAGCCGCCAAAATTGATTCGAGCCCTCCGGGAACGAGGGTGGCTCCAGCTTTGATGAATCGCTGATCATCCTTCACCTCCTCCGCCATGCGCGTGATTGCGGAGAGCGTGGTTTCGAGGTCGGTCATGTTGGGTCCATCCGCTGCTTGAATGCGCGCTCAGCGGCAGCCCGGTCCTTCATGCCGCACGAGAAGCAGACGTTCTCGCCCCTTGGACCGTAGGGGCGTGTTTCGGCCACTGCGCCGCAGAGATCGCAGCGCTGAGCGGCTTCCGCTTCAATCAGCAAATTCCCAGTCTTTAGTCGTCGCGTCATTGCCCCTCCCAAGGCACGCGCGGCGCGGCGTCGTGCGACCGCCTCGACCAGCGCGGCCTTCAGCTCGTCGGGCGTCATGGCCGGGTATCCTTCTTCAGCTTGCCGACCGCAACCAGCGCATCAATCAAGCGCTTGCCTTCCTTCAGGTCCATGAACGGAGCGAAGGTGGTCAGCAGCGTGCAAACGGTCGCAGCCTCGGCAAGCTCCTCGAATTTTGCCCGCTCCGCCTCTCTCCCCCGCTGCTCGGCGGCGAGGAGGGCGGTTTCGATGTTCTTGATTGCGGCGTACACGAGGCTGTTCTTGCGAAGTGCGTAGGCCAGATCATTGGCCAGCCTCTCCGCCTGCTCGCGCGCCCACTCGGTGTCCTGGGTCATGGCGTCACTTCCCATGGCTCGGCTCCTTGGTGAGGGCTGCAAGCGCGCGGTCTGCCGGGTCACCTACGGCGCTACAAAATGCCGAATGCACCCGACTGCGCGTGCTGCAGATGTGGCAGGCCGGCGCGTGCAAGTTCAGCGCAGCCCGCAGCCTCGCCGCTTCCGCCTCCGCTGCGGCGCGGGCGGTCTCGGCGGCGGTGAGACGGTTACGCTCCATCTCCCGCTGTGCGATGTAGGCCATGATCAGGCAGTCATCGTCATGGTGCGGCCGACACGGAATGCTGAAGCGCGCCCGGTTGTCGTTGCCGAATGCCGAGTTGATCAGCCGTTGCGCGATCTCCAGCGCTTCCTTGTGCTCGATGATGCGAACCGCCGTCATCTCCTGCGGTGCTGCTGGGTCCATCTCACTTCTCCTGGGTGGCGCGGGCGCGGAGGGCAACCGCAAGCCATAAACAGGGCTCGTGATAGCCCTTGACGATGATGTCGTCGAAAGCCATACCGCGATAACGGCGGGTGCCGAGTTCATAGAAGCCGGCACGCGCGCGAGCCAGCGTCCACTGCTCCAGCCATTCTTTGCCGGCGCAGTCTCGGGCAAGCATCAGGTCGGCGGTGTACTCTGGCTCCTGGTCGTCCAGCTCATACATCGCGCGCTTGCGAAGAAGCGGGTCAACCGCCTTGTCGAGGGCGCGATCCGGCCCCGTCGCCTTCTCCAGCCGTTCGATCAGCGCCTCTATCTCACTCGCCATCGTCATCCTCCGGATCGCCCCAGTCGGGGAGGTCGTCAGGGTCTTCGCCCATCACCCAGCCGTTGATGCACTGCATGCAGGGCGCGCCAGAAAGCCAGTCGCGCGTGCCAGTGCCGTTGCAGGCTAGGCATTCGGTGAACGATGCGGCCGGGTCTAGGACTGTGCCCGCCCGCTTGGCGGCGATCAGCTCGCGGCGGCGACGGCTCATGATGACACTTCCCCGTAGCGCTCGACTTCCATCCGGTGAGCCCGGTAAGACCTCTCGATCTCCAGGTATCTCCGGCCAGCGGCTTCGTCGGTGTCGTACTCCTTGCGGGACTTCACGTTGGTCCGCCACCGGAGCCACATTGCCGCCTTCTCGGCGTCGTCAATCTGAATGCAGTTCTCTTGCCCGAGCCGCTTTGCTTCCTGAGCGTTTGCCCACTCCCAGAACATCGGCTCTCCGCACATGATCGCGGCTCGCTTGGAGAGCTTCAGGGTGTGCCAGGGTTCGGATTCCTTTTTGCGCGCAGTAGCGCGCTCCGCCGGAGCCTCGGGCTTCTGTTCCGTCACCTTGTCCAGCTGTAGCGGTGCGATGCCGACCCACTTGCTGCCGCCTGGGTCTGGCGTGCCGAGCAGGTCGAGGATCTTGCCCGTCTGCTCGACCGGCGCCTCGAACACCAACTGGATTTGCTTCCGGCCGGCGACGGTGCGGAAGCTGTGGAAGGTGGCGGCTATCGCGTTCATAGCCAGTCGATCTCCGCGCCCGGTTCGTTGTTGAACAGCGCCATCTTCTGCATGATGTCGGCGTGGTCCTTGCCGTAGACCAACACCACGTCCTGACAGTCGCGGAACATGTCGAGGCGCAGGATGAATGGCTTGCCACGCTCGGTCAGGCGCTCGATGTTGCCCGGCTCCATGCCGATCATGCCGATTCGGATGTCGCCCTTGCGGCAGACTGCACGTACACTCATTGTGCTGCCTCTCTGATGCGTTGATCGGGGGAGCGCCGAGCGAAGTCCCGGCAGATGATGCGGAGATTGAGTCCGAACATCTTCTGGAACTCCGCTTCGCCCACCTGGTGCTGTAGACGATGGTGCGCGTCGCATACGCAAAAGATGAACTGATCCGCCGGCTTCAAGCCCATCCCGCCACCCGTCGCAGTCCTGAAGTGCGCCGCGACCTTCGGCCCACCACAGGGGTACTTCGGGTGGTTGAACGCCGCGCACACGCATTGCTGCCGGCGGATGAATGCCTTATGGCTCGCCGAGCGGATGAAGCTGGACTGCTTCACCCCCATGCGCTTGCGGAGTGGGGCGGGGCCTATCACGGCTACAGCCCGAATGGATCGTCTGCCGGGTCGGGCATGCCGCTGCCATCATGCGGCGGCGGGTGGGCTTCGGTGTGCTGGCCGTGAGCCGCCGCGTACTCGGGCGACTTGGCGATGGTCTCGCGCAACCGCTCGCCCAGCTTGTTGAACAGCTCGGCGTTGAACGGCCGTTCGTCCAGGTCAAAGAAGATCGTCTCGTTCACCCGCTGCGGGGCCGCGGAGCCCTTCGGCAGCCGCATAATGCCGGCGACGTTCGCATAGGTGCGGTCGCCATTCTCGTTGTGCACCACATTGAGCAGACACGGCTTGCCCATGAGGGTGGACAGGTCGAAGCGGGCGATTTCGTCATCCGTGAATTTGGCGCCGCGCCACGCCTCCAGGTCCTTCCGCAGTCCGGCTTTCTCGTGGCTGGACAGCGTGTAGGTCTTGCTGATGGAGAAGGGGCGGCCGTCCTCCATCTTCTCGTCGCCGCATAGCTCCCAGGTGATCATCACCTTGTGCGCCTTGCGGGGCTTGCCCTGGTAGCTGCCTTCCTGGGTGCCCAGGTCGATGAAGCGATAGCAGATCGCGATATGCGTTCCGCTCGGCGCTAGTTCGAAATTGCCGCCAGTGTTGGCGGGCATCGTGCGTGCCATGGTGCTTTCTCCTCTTTAGGCTGCGCGCTTTTTCAGTCCACGGTCGATGTCGTACAGCTCGCGCATCAGCACGAACGCGCGCCACGCTTCGTCCAGGTTGGCGAAGTAGTGGTGCCCGAAGTCCGCGTGCTCCTTGGCGAACCGCAGTAGATGAAAGCCGCCGGTCAACGGCCGGTCTGGATGGTTCTCCTCCCAAAGCTGCCGGTAGGCGGCAAGCTGGATCAGGTAGTCCTGATAGACGCCGTTGCTCGTCTTCCAATCCAGCAGGCACAGTTCGTTGCCAATCATGCCAATGGCGTCGGGCGTGCCTCCGAACCGGTACTGTTCGGAGACAAGCTGCATTTCCTGCTCGACCACCACGAGCTTGGTCATCTCCGCCCACTTGAGGTAGGCAACGAAGCTCGACCGGGCTTTGGTTTGCATCTCCGGGTCGGGTAAGGTCTTGTCGAGCCAGTCATTCAGTTCGGCGTCGCTTGCGCCCTTGATGCGCAGCTCGACCATGCCGTGTGCGGCGGTGCCGATGTCGGCGGCCTTCTCCGCTTCATCGTAGAGCTTGGCCTTGCCGAGCTTGCCTTGCTGGAAAGCCCAGAACATCAGCCCGCCGCTGTCCTTGAAGCGGCCAATTATGGTGGTGGTGCCCGGCACCTTCGTCCCATCTTTCAGGAAGTACCCGGCCTTTGGCGTCGGCATTAAGCGGCCTCCTTGCTGGAAACGAGTAGCGCGAGAGACGAAAGCCGATCGGCCAGCTCGCGGAGCCATTCACCGTTGCGGCGGAGCAGGGGCGGCGGCGCGCTTTCCAGGCCGACAAGCGCGGAGTGGATCGCCTGCAGGTCGGCCTCGGTGTCTTCCAGGGTCGCCGGCAGAAGCGCGCTACTGCGCGCAATCCCCATATCTGGCGCCTCTGCGATGCGCTGCGGCTCGGTCATGGCGCACCCAATTCTGAGCGCGCCTTCTCGCTTAAAGCGGCGATGACGGCCTTCTGCTGCGCGATATGCGCCTCGATGATGGGGCGCGCGAGTCCCCAAGGGACATTGAATAGCCGCCGACTGTTGGAGCCGGACGGCACGCCGAGTTCCATGCCGCCGACCTGCCGTCCGAAGGCGTCGCGGATGTCCGGCGCCGGGTGTCGCCCCGTGGCCTCCGCGATTTCAGCCAGCAGTGTCTCTGCGGTTTCGATCTCGCGGTAGGCGAACGCAATCGCCCGCGCAGTTTCAAATTCAATGGCGCTCATGACAGCCTCTCCAGTTCCGCCGCCTCGTCCCGCCACGCTGCGGAGACGGGCCGCTCCAGGGCCACACCGGCAAGAAAATTCCTCCACCAGACCGCGTTCTCCGCGATCGGCAGCACGTCGCTCAGGGAGCCGGACCGCTTACGGACGGCGGGGAGGGGGACGATGGCGTTCATGGGGTGGCTCCGGGTTAGTCGGCTTCTCAAGTGAGGTGATCGCCTTGTCGAAGGCGCGGAGCACCTGGGCGTGCGTGCGGCGAGGGGCGTCGTTCCACTCGGCGATGGCACCGCCAATCGCCACCTCAAGGGCGGCCCGCGCATTGTGGTAACCGCCATTCCAGCCGCCGCTAGCTCTTGCGATAGCCCCGGCCGCGCAGAAGCAGACCGCCGCGCGAGACTTCATCCCAACCGGCACGCCATCCCGATCCTTCGCCGCGTCGCCCTTGGTCCATCGCTCCGGCGTCTCGATCAGCTTCCTTGCCTTGCGCAGTACCTGCAGCGCATTCATGGCCGTTCTCCTTCGTTGCACCCGCGCTCGACCCAGGTCATCAGCCCACGGGCTTTCTTCGCCAGCGCCTCTGCCTCGCGCATCAGCTCGGCGCAGGCATCAGACCTTCCCGTCGCCCACTCCAACCCCCGCTGTGCGGCCCGTAGGCTGCCCATGCTGTCCTCCAGGGAGACCGCGAAGTGCTCCAGGAAGTCGGTGGCGTCGGCCAGGTCTTCCCGGCGGGTGGCGTAGTTCAGCACGGTCATGTCCAGATGCCCTTCAGGAAATGCTTCGGCGTGGTTTGGAAGGCGCGAGCTATCGTCTCAACGTCGTGAAGCAAGATGCGCTGGCGACCGGTTTCGATGTTCGCCACGCTGGCTCGCGTGAGGCCGATCCGTTTGGCGAGGTCTTGCTGCGTCCACCCGATGGCCTCGCGGGTGTGGACGATCTTCGCGCCGATCAGGACATAGATCGGTTGCATGGGCTTCGCGGTCATGCTCAGCGGCCCTCCAGCGTGGCGCGGGCGATGGCGAGAGCTTCCTTTGCGTTAGACCAAGGGAGCTTTTCCTTCGCGTAGACCAGCTCGCCCACACAGCGTTTCAGCGCCTCGCGGAGCTTGGCGTTCTCCGCCTTCAGGGCGTCGTGGGCGCGGCGGTTCCAGGCGGCGATAGCGTCTTGCCGGTTGGCGCGGCGCGGCCCCTTGGCGCTGCACTTCACGCACCACATAAAGTATGCCTCCATGCTGGCGCCTGGCGACAGCTCCGCCCACGGATGCGGCTCACCTTCACCACAGAACGGGCACGGCCTCGGCGTCGCTGTGTCTGCCATCGCGTCGTTCTCCACGGTCATCGGATGCTCCGCAATTCAGCGTATGGCATCAGTTCGTGCGGAGCGGCCTTCAGCCGGTGCGGAACAGCAGCGATGGCCGCCTGAAGCTTCTCCCGCGCTACGTCATTCCGCACCGTGACGAGCGCGGACTGAGCGCACCGCATCACCCGCATCAGCTTGGCGATGTCCTCTTGCAGGGCCTGTACGTCGCGTGCGCGGACATCCAAGGCGACTTCGGCATGTTGGCTGCGCGAGACTTCACGCAGGAACTGCCGGGCCAACACCGCAAGGTCGTCATCGGGGTCGGCGTTGACGCGATCTAGGACTGTGTTGGCGAGCACAATTGCCGCCATGCGTTCGTCGCTCATGGGCGTGCAGCCTTGGCGGCTTTGACCGCCGCGCGGAGATCGTCCATCAGCGCCTTGTCGATGCGGTAGTGCGTGACCTTGCCGTTGATGACGCTGGCCAGCGGGTTTGCCCGGCCGACAACAGCGTCGGCAGCCTTCAGCAGCTGGGCTAAGGCCTCACCGGTCGTCGCGCTACCGCGCGAAATCCCATCTTCCATCTCTCTTACCTCCGCTGTGCGGCTCTGCGCCGCGGGGATGGGGGAATCAGGCTGCCATGTCGGGCAGGGGCTCCTTGCCCTTGCCGGCGTCGTCTTTCTCGAATGTCTTCTTGAACAGCGCGCCGCTCTGCGTGTGGAAGATCACGACGCCCTCGGGGTTCATGTAGCCGGGCGCGGCCGCGCTGCCCTTCGCCTGCAACAGCGTCATGGTCGCAGCCACTCGCGCGGTATCGAAGTCGCCCATGTAGAGCGTGGGCACGACATGGCAGCACGCCGGGCGCTTCTCCGGGTCGGTCCAGCGCCGGACGTTGAACAGGCTGAACCGCTTCTCGTGGCCGAGCCCGTAGCCGCGCTGGATGCCGCCGCCCCACCACTCGCCGAAGTGCCGGCCGGGGCCAAGCAGGCGCAGCGCTGGAGCGTTGGAGATCACCCAGGTTCCGAAGCCGTGGTTGTCCGGCGCATCCCAAGCCCAAGAGCCGTCCGCGCCCTGCCGCACCAGCAAGCGCGAGCGCGACGCGGCGCCGATCCGGCCGTCCTCCGTCACGATCACCTGGGCGTTGGTGCCGTCCAGCTTCTCCGTGATGATCACGTCGCGCGACAGGCGCCCGATCTTCGGAAATGCCTCGAAAGTGATGTCGGTCAACATTGGTCCTCCGTCCGGCTCCAGCGCCGGGGGCTTGGTGGTGGGTTACTGGTTGCAATCCTCAAGCGCCGCTTTCATGAGCGCGCGCAGTACGGTCTCAGCGCCGAAGCGGTGCAGGCTGGCCTCAGTGTCGGGCGGGAACAGGTCTACGGCCTCTTTCGCCACCACGAGGGCGCGCTGCCATACCTGGGCGCGCTCAGTCGCCTTGGCCGGCGCGAATACCTCAGCCCAGAACTTGGCGCGGTCGTCGGCCGTCATGGATGCGAACAGCGGTTCTATCTTCATGGCCGGAACCATCCGAATTTGTCGGCGCACCACAGGAACAGGGCGAACAGCCAGAGCAGCGCGAACGGCGTTATGGCCGCCGCGACGTAGCCGAGCGCGAAGCTGCCCCAACTCACGCCCACACCAGCGTCTGCGAATCGATGCCAGCTTCATTCGCCGCCTGATTGGCGCGCGTCATCGCGTCGCTGAGCTTCTGCGTCAGGCCGTATTCGGTGATCGTGCCGACATTGACCGGGCCGGGCGGCTGGCGGCGCTTCAGTTCCGCCTTCGCGCAATCAAGCGCGGTCACGCCCGAGCGGCTGGACCAGCTTTCACGGTTTCGATGGCTGTGCTCGCACTGCCAAACGATCTTGCCCTTCGCGTCGCGCAGCACGCCGGCATAGTTGCCATCGCCCTCGCGGCACTCGGTCAGTCGCTTCGTCGATGCTTTGAGGTTCGCCATCTCGTCCCTCCATGTCGCCGGCTGCCCGGCTGATGGAAAGGAGAATATCACATTGCGTGATGTACGCAAGCCCAAATATCACGTGCCGTGATTTTTACCTTTTGACCGGAATTGACCGCAAACAAAAACCCCCGCCGGGGTAAGCGGCGGGGGCGAGGGTGCCGAGGCTGAAACGGCGAATAGGTGGCTCAGTGAACCTGTTCGGGAGACAGCCCCGGTAACTTGGCGATCAGCTCAAGCGGCAATCCGGCGCGGATGCCGCGATAGATGAAATCCATGGTGACGCCTGTGGCCTCGCACAAGCGCCGGCCCTCCAGGGGTTTGGGGACACGGCTGCCCTTCTCCCAGTTGTTAATGGCGGGCTGGGTAAGCCCCACCTTTCCGGCCAAATCCTCCTGCGTCCAGTCGAACGCCAGGCGGATCGCTTTGATGCGGCCCCCAACCGAATCCATGTCAGGCGGGGCCTCGGGTTTCTTGCGTCGAGCCATGCCCAACGATGGCATTCCCAGGCACGAAAATCACATCACGTGATATTCTCTTGCAAGACATCACGCGTCGTGATAAACGTGCGGTATGGACGCAGTGAAGGTCATTGATGAGGAGTTCGACGGTCCGACCAAGCTGGCCGCGCTGCTGAGTGAGGTGACTGGTCACAAGTTCACCCAGCCGCAGGTTTCCAACTGGAAAGAGCGCGGCATCCCTTGGCGCTGGCGGCCGGTCATTGACCGGCTCCGCGCGGCCAAGCAGAGCGAGGCGGCCTAAGTGGGGCGCGTCGAGCCATCGCCTTCCTTGCCGGGCGCCACGGCGAAGCGCTTCAGCGCCTCCCATACGGCCTCCATCTGGTCATCGGTCACCCAGGGGTCTACCGCCGCCCATGCCCGCCGCATGCGGGGGGTCAGGTCAGCCGGCAAGGTGATCGTTGTTCCCCTATGTCGATTGGCCCGCGCCATTTCAGTCCAGACCGGCGGGTTTCCAAAGACGGTCGTGTCCCATCGCCGCATTCCCATCTCCTGCAAAGCAGTTGCCCCAGTTGGTAGCAAGCCTAAGCAGGTTCGCGGAAACGGATGGTGTAGAGAATTGTTCAAGTGGCAATTTTGTGACGCTGGTCACGTATTCGCCCGCCGCATGCCGGCTCACCAGGGCGCCGGCCAGACCCCCAGCCAAGCCCCGATCCACGCGAGCAGCGCGACCATGCCCGCTGCGCTCGCGATGATGATCGATCCGATCCAGCGCCCGTTGCGCATCGCTCGATCCTATCAGGTGGGGGCGTAGATGAGCGCGCGGGCGCACGCAGAGCGGTTCCTTGCGGCTTGCCCGGAGGATGTGCGGGCTGCGCTCAGGCGCACCACGATTGACTGTGAGGGCGTAAACCTGCTGTGGCGCGGCGAGCCGCGCTATTGGCTCTCGCCGTCCGTCCAGATTTCGTTTCTGCCGTTCGGCAACGTCTACGTGCGTGTTACCGGCCAGATGAGGCGCCATACGCACATCGACCGCCTGCTCTCCAATTATCCGCGCGAGGTCAGTCATGATCCAGCCTGACCCGCGCAACGACGCTTCCCGCGACATCCCCGAGCCTCACCCAGTTACCCGCTCGGCTGATGTCCTTCACTTCCCCATTACCAGCCGCATGCAGCAGCGCCTTGCTCGCGCGCAGCAAGCGGCCTCTCTCGTTCAAGTCATCAACCTGCTCAGCGAATGCAGCGAGATCAGCCGCCAAGCTTTCAATCTCCGCTGCCGTGCTGAGCGCATCCTGCGGGGGCTGCGATGCCCCTAGAGCTTCGTTCTCCACCTCCTGAACTGATCGATCCCTCTGCATGCCAAGAACATGCAGGAGGACCGATGTCGCGTTCACTGGACAAAATGGACAGCGATGTGCCGGCGATGGCGCTCGACCAAGACGGCTACACGCTGTTGGTCGCCGACGCGCTGCAGAAGGATTTCGGGCAGGGCCGGAACGCCATCAAGCGTATAGCCGCCGCGGCGAACAGCAACATCAAGGCGGCGAAGAATTGGTACTACGGCGTCAACGCGCCGGGCGGCCTGCATCTGCTCCGCCTGATGGCGCACAGCCCGACGCTGGCGAGTGAAGCGCGCCGTTTGGCTGCGATGGAATCGAACATGGACCCCGCCTTCGAGCGGGCGATGCATCAAGCGGTCAGCCTGTTCATGCGCCTTCCCCGTCCAGAGCAGGACGCGGCGATGCGCCGCATGGCGAGAGCGGAGGGCGCAGATTGACCGACCAGCCCACCGCGCACAATCAGCTCCGCGCCGCCGCGCATGCCGCTGCCCGCGCCTGTGCCGAAGCGAACAACCCGGTGACTGCAGAGCAGATCGCCGATGCCGTGGTGGATCGGCTGCTGCCGATGGTGAGCAAGGGATTTGCCCGCCCGCCTGGGAAGGGCACCAGCAACGCGCCCATCAAGGCAAACCAGACACAGGCCATCGTTGAAACTTGGGAGGCAACATGACCGACCGCTGGCCTCACCGCACCCCTGGGCTTCTCGGCTGTGTTGCTCTTGGCCTTGGGTTCTATGCGCTGATCTACATGGCTATCCAGGTGGTGTTCGGGTGACCGAACTCTCCCGCCGCCTCTCCGCTCTCCGGGACGCCGGCCAGGCTGCCTGCCTGCTGCTGCGGGTGTTCTTTCTCGGAGCCGTTGCGCTCTACGTCGCGACCAGCCCGATCACGCTGACCGTGATGCTGGCGGCGATGTTCTTCAAGCGGGGGATGTGCGGATGAGCGCGCCCAAGTTCAATCTGATCGGCCCCGGCTCTCGGCTCGACCGCAAGCCGCCGGCGATCGTCGCAGCCTTCCTGGCCGGCATTCGCGATGGCGCAGACGCTCAGCCATGGCGCGAGGAATACGACAGCGGGCGCGCGACGCCGAGCTGCATCCTGAATTACGAGCGCGGCCGTATTGCGGCAATCGTCGGCCCGAAGGCCGAGCCGCTGGTGGCGTTGAGCTTGGCTGTCAAGACGAAGGCGATCCCATGAGCGGCTTCCAGCTTCCCCCATTCGAGAACCGGCAGAGCCGCACGCAACGGCAGCTGGCCGCCATTGCATCTGGCGTTTCTCAGACGGTCGCGCGGAAGAAGGCACAGCTGTCCAAGCCCTGGGTGATGCCGACGCAGTTCGCCGGCATCTACATCACCGAATGCCGCTTCCCGCTGTGGAAGGACAAGGTGAACCACCGGTACTGCGGCAAGCCAACGACTGGCGGCTGTAGCTATTGCGACCATCACCACACCATCTGCTACCAGCCCGGCACCAGCTACGCGGAGATGGAGCGCCTGAGAAAGCGCCGTCCCGCCGCCATCTCGCCGCCGACCCCGAATCCAGCAGCGGCGAGCGGCGCCGATCGTCCTTCCACCTCCAGGGCGGTCGGCGCCAACACTTCCACAGGTGCGCCATGAAGCGCCGGCAGTCAGAGCAATCCCTGCACCGCGCCGTTGCGCAGTACCTCGACGCGGCGCTGCCTGCCGATTGCTGGTGGACCACATTTCCGGCGGGCGGAGGCGGCAAGATCCGCGGCGCCCAGCTGAAGGCGATGGGGCTGAAGGCAGGCGTGCCGGACATCCTGATTATGCGCGAGTGGAACCTCGGCCCGGCCGTGCTGTGGATTGAATTGAAGGCGCCACAGAAGGCCGGCCCCGGCATCACGCAACGGCTGTGCCACAACAAGCTAAACGCAGTTGGCTGCCATGTTGCCGTCTGCCGCTCCCTTGATGACGTGCAAGAGACGCTGATCGGCTGGGGGATCGTGCCCAAGGTCACTCTCAGCAGGAGGGCTGCATGACCCGCCCTCGCAAGGCCGAGCGCACAGCCCAGCTCCGTCGAGAGACGGCACAGAGAGACTTCCCGGTGCTGAAGAGGCCGGAGAAGGAAAGCAGGGTTCCGCGCAGTAGCGCGGGCGGGAGAGGCGGTTGAATGTCCTCGACCTCTTCTCAGGCATTGGCGGCTTCAGCCTCGGGCTTGAACGAGCCGGCATGCGAACCGTCGCGTTCTGTGAAATCGAGCCCTACTGCCGCGCCGTCCTGCGAAAGCACTGGCCGCACGTCCCCTGCTATGACGACGTGCGAAGCCTCACCGCCGAGCGGCTGGCAGCAGACGGAATTTCCGTGGATGTCATCTGCGGCGGCTTCCCTTGCCAAGATATTAGCAATGCCGGCAAGCGCGCTGGGATTGACGCGAGCCGATCCGGTCTCTGGCGTGAGTTTGCCCGATTGGTTGGCGAGATTCGACCCCGCTACGTCATCGTGGAGAACACGCCAGCCCTCCTTATCCGCGGAATGGGGCGAGTGCTCGCCGACTTGGCCAGTCACGGGTTTGATGCGGAATGGCACGTGCTGGGCGCTGGCGAAATTGGAGCGACGCAGCACCGGCAGCGTATCTGGATATTGGCATACCCCCACGACGCGCGACTACAAGGGGCAATCTGGGCTCGGGAACCGCACTCGCCGCAGCCGCAATGGAAAGCCGCATATCGCGAATCTCTGCGATCAACTGGTGGACTATGGCCGCCAGGACCTCGTGAGGTCGCCGACATTCCGAGAATGGCTGATGGGCCTGCCAATAGGGTGGACCGCCTTAGAAGCCTCGGCAACGCCGTCGTCCCGCAAATCCCGGAAATCATCGGGAGGGCCATCATGAGCCACGAACTCCAGCGCGCTACTGCGCGCAACCCAACATCCTCCCGTCCCAAGGTCCTGGCGGAGGAAGGGAAGTGACAGCGTATCGCGACATAGAGCGCGAGCCGGAGCTTCCGCTGAGCACACAGCCGATGCGTTGGAGCAGCCAAGAGGAAGCAATCCGCGCATTCGAGCGGATGAGCCTCGAGGATCTGATCGCCATTGCGCACGAGTACACGGGGGCGGGGCAGTGACACGTGAACAGCGGATCAACGTGCGGCGCATGTGGGAGACCGGAGTGAAGTCGGCAGAGATCGCCGACTATGTTGGCCTGACGAGCGGCTACATCCGATCTTTGGCCAAGCGCCGCGGTTGGGCGCAGCGGAAGGCTGGCCGGCCCAGGGGCGTAAGTGACAACGGTGCGGCGCTGGCTTCGCTTGATCGCGACATCCGAGGTGCCGCATGACCCGCTCCATTCCCATGGAGATACCGGAGGAGATCGCCGAGCGGGTGCGGGCGATGGTCGAGCGGACCAAGCGCTGGGCGAAGAAGCGCGAGAGGGCGCGGCTGATGGCCGATGCATACGCCCTGGGCGCGCCTACGAAAGCCATCGCCTACATGTTCAAGGTCCGCCAGCAGGCCGTGAGCAAGGCTGCGAAGCGCTACGGCGTGCCATTGCGCAGAGCCAGACAATGTGCGCGGCGAGACGAAGGCGCGAGCAAGGGGAGGGGTGGATGAGACTCAAGTGGGACTTCATCATATCGCTGGCCGTTGTGGGCGTTTCGGTCGGTTTGGCTACCGAGTCTATCGCCTGGGGCGTTGCCGCACTATTTGCAACCTACACCCTCGCGCCGGAGAGCCGGGGATGACCCTCTCTGACACCCTTCCCAAAGCCGAAGCCGTGGCGGTGGAGGACTACAACGCCATGGCGCTGGAATGCGGGCTGCCGACCGTCCGCATCATGACGCCGAAGCGCATTAAGCAGCTGCGGGGCAGGTTGAAGGACGGCAACGGCCTGCCCGGCTGGCGGTACGCGCTCGACAAGGTACGCGCGAGCCCGTTCCTCCGTGGTCGGAACGATCGGGGTTGGCGAGCCGACTTCGATTTCCTTCTTCAGCAGTCGTCATTCGTGAAGCTCATAGAGGGGCGCTATGACACGCAAGGTCGCGCTGATCCGCTCGCAGCTGCAGCTTCCCAGTTTGTCGGCGGAGCTGCGCGCGGTGGTCAACGCGGACTGGACGTTCAGGCCGAACTCGGTTTCGGAGGCGGTGCGGAATGAAGCCGCTCGTATTTGCGATGCTCTTGCCGTTCGCGGCAGTGGGCGCTTGGACGGTTGGCTACAACCTTGTCCCCGCGATCCTTTGGGCCAAGAACTTCGCCGCCTGTTCACCGTCTTCTGGGACCGCCGCCCCGAGCAGCACTGGCAAGCCCTGATGGAGAGCTACGCCCAGGTGGTCGGCCACTTCCCCGAGGCTGTCATCGCGGCCGGGGTGGACGAGTGCATCAAGACGGCAACGTTCTTGCCGAAGCCGGCTGACCTGCTCGCCGCGTGCCGCTCTGCGATGCCCGAGGACTACCGCAAGGCGTACATCCTGAAGGGCAGGCTTGAGGCGATTTCTCGCGCTCCGGTGGGCGGTAATACCGTACCGCTTCCGCCCGATCAGAAACGCGCGTTAGATATGCAAATTCAACGGCTTACTGCAGAAATCAAGGTTCCGTCCGACGGGGAGATGTGCTAGTGTTGTTCGCCCTTAAAAGCAAAGCCCCCGCGCGGGGTTTAGCCGGCGGGGGCAATGGTCAGTCTGTAGCCGCAGTCCTGACCGGAGCATGCGATACGGCCGCATGCGGTAGTAGCAAGATACGCTACCGTATGGACCTCCGCAAGCTTTCGATGTGTGGCTCACGGTTCGCGGGGTTCCCGATTCGAAACCCCGTGACGCACCTGGCGGGAGCTTGCCCGAAAGGGATTCCGACCGCTTGGGATACGCGCCATGGCGTACCGAGGTAGCCGCACCAAACGAATGCCGATGTTGCTTACCCGAATCCTCCGGGTGTGTTGCGAGAGGGGCAGGCGGTCTGGCCCACCGAGAGCGTGAGAAGCGCGGGGCAGTGCGGGTGTACTGGGTGGGCAGAGCATGGACCTGCATCGCGTCCTGCCAGAGATGGCAGGCAGGTTTCGCGGAAGGCGGAGTGTGTCTGGAGGATGGGATGACCGAGCGACAAGCGCCACCTGAAGGCTGGATTTGGATCGACGAGGCATCCGACATGCCTGAGCAGCTTTGGTCCGATCTGTGGAAGGGCGGCCCTCGGCCGGCGCGGGATAGGTTCCCCTTCCGCAACCACCGCACTGTTGCCGAGGTATGGGGTCTAGCGACCGGAGGTAACGCATCATGAGCGAGCAGAGGGGATGGATGCCGATCGAGACGGCGCCGAAGGATGGGCGCACGGTCACTGTCCGGTTCAGGCGCTGTGCGCCTTACCCTGCGTACTGGCATTCGCCTTATGGGTGGAGCCCGATTCCGTACAACGCCCCCAGCACTCCCGATGAGTGGATGCCCTCTCCCCCGAAGGAGCCCACCCCATGAGCGAGCATGACCATGCGAGCCGGTTGTCTCAATTGTGGGCGGAGTACGAGGCGGTGATCGGCGATCCGGTCCAGCCTGTCGTCTTTGAGCCGAACAAGACGTGGCTTCGGCAGCAGAAGAAGATCAGCGACAAGGCGAACGAGATTCATCGGCTGTCCGCGCTGCTGGAAATCAGCGAGCGACGGGTGCGCGACCTGCAGCAGGAGATCGGGCGGCTGAAGTTCCGCATTGCAGAACTGGAGAGCAAGTGATGAGCATAAAACACAAGCTCCGCGCGGTGTTCCTCAAGGGTGACTTTGGTCCCGGGATGAGCACTGGCCGGATGCAAACCGACCGCTACGTGCCGAAAGCGCTCAACGGCGGTCCTGGTTGGCGCGTCTATGACCGCAAGCTGGGCCGGCATCTTTCGGATCGGGAGGTGCGCGCGCTCCCGCTGGAGCGGCTTGAGAGCGAGGGACTACCATCATGAGCGAGCAGCAGTGGAAAGAAGCTTTCGGACACATGTGGTGCGCTGGTTGCGAACACCAGGCGTCGTACATTGCGCAGTACGGGCACGCGGCTTATTGCCGGTTTCGCGCCCCCATCGCGGTCAATGACGCTGCACCCAGCCTGAGTGTGACGTTCGCCGAGCCTGGCACCGTCAAGATTTATGCGCTCGGTCCGGCCATTGAGTGGCCCGTAGTTGATGCGGACGCGGTAGCTCCAGCCAATCCGCCCGCCAAGCCCGCCCCCAATGACGCGGCGGGGGAGAGGCAGGACTTGGTTCGGTCCAGTAGGTCCGTTGAGCCCTGCATTGACCTTGTCGCTCAGCGTCAGGCCGCGTGGGATGCATTCAGAAACGGCCTGAGCTGGGACCCAGTGCTGATCGGCATGGACCTCGGCCCGCCCGAGACACCGGCAGAGGGCGCTACTGCGCCCCAAACCATCGACGGCATCACGGCGGACACCGCTGCTGAGGTTGCCGAGCTGACCGCGCTGGCCCTTGCTCGCAAGCTGGCCGACAAATCGCCCGCCAAGCCCTCAAACAAGCCCGCTGAGAGCGTCCCCAGCATCGGCCACGCCCTGAGGCAGGTGAACAGGCCGGTGACGCTGGTAGGCGCGCTATCGCGGTACATGGGAGGACGGGGATGAGCGTGATCTGAATCTGCCACACCCACACCGGAGAGGAGCGCAAGGCCGCCGGATGTGCATGAACCACAAGACGGGCGTTAAGCTCATTGGCCCGGATGGCCGGTGGCGGTGGTATAGTCGGGTTCTGACGCCAGCGGGACGGGACGCGAGTCGCCGCACGACTAAGCACGCCGCCAAAAAGGGATTGGCCCAGTGGTGGGGAGATCACTGGGACCGGCGGTTCTTCTCTCGGCTGGCTTGGCGTCCCGAGGCCACGTATTTAGGCCATCTGTGGGACGCAGCAATGGAGGAGGCGGCAAGCCGTGAAGCACCCTGATAAGGATGGGGACTACGTTTGGGCGAAGCCGCCCGGCGCAGATAAGTGGCATCCCGCATGGCGGGCAGGCAACGACCTTTGGTTCGTCTCTGCGGAAAACCCGGAGCCTGCGGCTGAGTGCGTAATCGGCCCGCCTCTCGTATTCCCCGGGGCTATAACGCCAGTGAGGATCAGTGCGGAAGCGGTAGCGGCCCTATTGCGGGGGATGGGGCGCGCACCCGCGCCCTCGGATTGATCGGCCTCTCGCTCTACCAGCAGGTAGGATGAAACGCTACCCAACGGTAATGGGGCAACCCCTGCGCCCGTTGATGTTTCTGCCGCCAACTTTCCATCTTGACAACAGGGCCAATTGCTTGCGACATCTCCCTCGCGCGCGGCTTCCGTCACAGACAGTCAATTCAGTCTCCCTCTATCAAGACACCAGGGGCTCGCAGGAACGGTTGCCGTAGCTCAGACCACTAGAGCGCTCGCTCAACGCGAGAGGTCGCGGGTAGGTCAAAGTCCCGCTGGCGACACCCGAAAGGGATGCAATACCTGCGCTGTGTGGCATGGCTCTTGACAGGACAGCCGACCAAGTAGACATTGCCTACATGCAGGCCGCCGAGCAGCACTGCGAACAGCAATCGGATCAGCGTCAGGCAAAGCGCCGTGTGATCGGCCGGCCGTGGCCCAAGGGCGTGTCCGGCAACCCCGCAGGCAGAAAGCCATACGCCTTGCAACTCAACAGCTTGAGTGACGCCGAGCTGGAAGCCCGCAGAGCAGAGGCATGGCGCATCGTGAGGGCGAGGAAAGCGACGACCACGCACAAGGTGGCCGCGCTGAAGTTGCTACAACGCATCGCCGAGATCTCCCCGCGTCCCGCAGCCAAGGCCGCTGACGTTCTCTCCCGGATTGCCTCCGAGCACCGACCTGCGGTTGACCAGGCGGAGAAGATTAACGCAGCCGAGCAGGCGGACAAGCGCTAAGTGCTTGATATTGCTGGCTTGCGAGGGTCGGTTTCCCATAAACATAATTATGCGGGCTCGATCTGCCGGGGTGGGGAGGTAAGAATTCTTATTCCCGGGCAAGGGGTGTCAGGGGCGCCGGAGTCCCTTAACGGGTACTGCGACGACGGCCCCCACGACAGAGCGCTAGACGCATCGTTCCATCGAGGTAGTGCATGGCAAACATGAGCCTTGAGCGCGACGCTGAGGTGCTGATTGACCGGGTTGGCCGGCGGGTAGGGGTGGAGGAGGGCATCCTGACGCTGGTCTACGCGATGCGCCATGTTGGGGAGGGTGGCTCGCGGTACTGGACCTTGTGGCGCAAGGTGGCGGAGTTGGTGGACCGCCTTGAGGCGGAGCATGGCCCGCCGCCCGCGCTGGGCGGATGATGCGCTACGTAGCCTGCCCGCACGCCTGGAGCGACGACGAGGACGCGGGCAGGACGCTTGCCACTCAGGTTCATGAGCCCGATGAGCCGAGGCCTGTCAAGACGGGTCTGGTTGATCAGTTCGGCCATGACATCTACCGGGTTCCGGAGCGTCGGCCGATAGGGTTCCGGCTCCGGTGACCAAGCCTCCGTTCCACGACGACCCTGTAGGGTTTGTGGAGAGTGCGCTGGGCGCCATGCCGCATCCGTGGCAGCGGGAGTTGCTGGAGGCGGTGAGGGATCATCCGCGGGTGGCGGTTCGGTCGGGGAACGGGCCGGGGAAATCGACGACGATTGCGTGGACGATCCTGTGGTTCCTGATGACGCGGACGCCGGCCAAGGTGGTGGTGACTGCGGCGAAGGAGACGCAGCTGCGGGACGTGGTTTGGGCGGAGATGGGGTTGTGGCTCCGGAAGCCGCCGCAGCGGTTGATCGATCTGTTCGAGCTGCAGGCGGACAAGATCACGCGGGTTGACGAGCCGGATTGCTTTGCGATTGCGCGGGTGGCGCGGAAGGAGAGCCCGGAGGCGTTCCAGGGGTTCCATTCGGAGAACATCCTGTTGATCGCGGAGGAGGCGTCGGGCGTTGACGACGCGATCTTCGAGGCGGGCATAGGCGTGATGTCAACGCCGGGGGCGAAGACGCTCCTGGCGGGAAATCCGACGCGGACGAGCGGGTTCTTCTTTGATGCGTTCCACAAGGCGCGGCATCGCTGGCACCGGCTGCACTGGAACTGCGAGGAGATCAACCGGACGCATCCGGGGCAGATCAGCCCTGATCTGATCGAGGAGGTTGTGTCGCGGTACGGGCGGGATTCGAACCCGTATCGCTACCGTGTCCTGGGCGAGTTCCCGACCTCGGAAGAGGACGCGGTGATCCCGCTGAACCTGATCGAGGAGGCGACGCGGCGGGACGTGAAGCCGTGGGATGGCGTCGAGGCCGTGTGGGGCCTGGACGTGGCGCGGTTTGGTGATGATCGGACGGCGCTTTGCAAGCGATTGGGGAATACCTTGGTCGAGCCGCCCAAGTGGTGGCGGCACAAGGATGGCGTTCAGGTCGCCGGCCTGGTGTTCCAGGAGTACATGGAGACGCCGGCCGAGTTGCGGCCGCACGCGATCATGACGGACGTGATCGGCGTCGGCGCGAGCGCGGTCGATCAGATGCGGGTCCTGAACCTGCCGGTCCGGGCCATCAACGTGTCGGAAAGCCCGGCCATCCGGGAGCGGTACAACCGGCTCCGCGATGAGATCTGGTTCGCCGGCCGGGAGTGGTTCCAGGCGCGGAACGTGAAGATCCCGGAACCGGGCGGGGGGCAGGACGACCCCATGGAGCTGCTGATCTCCGAATTGAGCCAGCCGAAGTACAAGACGACGCCGGGGGGCAAGCTCCAGGTCGAGAGCAAGGACGAGCTGAAGAAGCGCGGGCTGGCGAGCCCCGACCTCGCGGACGCCTTCATCCTGACCCTGGCAAGCCCTGAGCTGCGAACAGAGTTGACACTGGAAACATTAAAGCGTACCCGTTACGGAAAGCGGGCGGACCAGTACGCCGGCTCGACCTGGATGGCTGCATAAGTGGCTGATCTTCTGGAAGGCAACACGGGGCCGCTGCCGGAACCGACCGCTGCGGAGATTGCAGCGGCGCGGCGACGGTTGGCGGCACTTCAGCGTCCATTCTGCGTGACGTGCCAAACGCCGATTGAGAAGGTCGAATGGTACTACACCATCAACCCGCCCGGCGGGTACGGGCGCGAAGAGGTGCTGGCTTGTGAGCCTTGCTACCTGAGCGAGGTTTGGGCTGAGCATCGGTCTCGCCGTGACTGAGGAATCCTACTCGGAAGACGACCTGCCGCAGACGGTGAGCGCCTGCTACACGCGGGCGCGCGATGCATCCTCGACCTGGCGCTCCGAGGAGATGCGCGACTCGTTCGACATGCGCGCGGGCCACCAGTGGAAGGACGAGGACAAGGCGCTGATGGAAAGCCAGCGCCGGCCGTGCGTCACGTTCAACCGCATCGCCCCGATCCTGGAGGCGGTATCCGGGCAGGAAGCCAATAGCCGGCACGAGACGGCGTTCAAGCCGAGGGGTGTCGAGGATTCGGGCTTCGCTGAATCGATCGATCTCCTCCGCCAGTTCCAATCCCAGGGCTGTGACGCACCTTACGAGGAAGGGCAGGCGTTTGCCGACCTTCTCGCCGCCGGCATGGGCTGGACCGGCGATCGGGTGGATTACGAATGCGACCCCGAGGGCCAGTGGATACGCGAGCGGGTAGACCCGGGCGAGATGTTCTGGGACCCCGCGGCGAAGAAGAAGAACCTCTCGGATGCCCGCTGGCTGCTTCGCCGGACCCGGGTCGACTCCAAGCTCCTGGAACTCAAATACCCGAAGATCAAGGACGTGCAGGCCGAGGGCGAAACCTTCATGGCCGAGCCGTCCGACGACGACCAGGGCGACCACCTTGCGGACCTTGCCTACCTCTACACCTACGGCAAGAAGGGCCAGGTTGCCGGCACGGAAACCGTGGTCGAGTACCAGTGGTATGAGCTGGTCACCGAGTACCGGGTGATCGCGCCTGGCTTCCCCGTCACCACGCTCGACGAGACGAAGTTCAAGAAGGGCGAGAAGCGCCTTGAGTCGATGGGCGCGCAATGGGCCAGGGTGCAGCGCAAGAAGTACATGCGCGCGCTGCTGGCGAGAAACCAGGTGGTGGAGAAAGGCCCGTCCCCGGTTGACGGCTTCACCTACCACTGCATCACCGGCCGCTGGGACCGCAACAAGCGGATGTTCTACGGCATGGTCAGGGATCTCAAAGATCCCCAGCGCTGGGCGAACAAGTTCTTCTCCTCGATGCTCGATATCGTGTCCGTCAACTCCAAGGGCGGCATCATGGCGGAGGAGGGGGCGTTCAAGGACCCCCGCAAGGCGGAGGAGGATTGGTCGAACCCCGGCAAGGTCGTGCTGATGACGCAGGGTGCCATTTCCGGCAACCGCGTCAAGGAACGGCCGCGCTCCGAATACCCGTCCAGCATGGACAAGCTGCTTGCTTTCGCGGTGTCGAGCCTGCGTGACGTTTCGGGTGTCAACGTCGAACTGCTCGGCATGGCGGATCGGGATCAGCCGGGCATCGTTGAAGCTCAGCGGAAGCAGTCAGCCCTTGCAATCCTCGCGCCGTTCTTCGATGCCTTGAAGAGCTACCGCAAGACCGCCGGGCAATGTCAGCTGCAGTTCATCCGCCGCTGGATGCCAGATGCGGTGATGCAGCGGGTTCTCCCTCAGGAGTATCACCAGTACATCCCGGCGATCCGCGACGAGAAGGCGATCAAGTTCGACGTGATCGTAGACGAATCCCCGGTCTCTCCGAACCAGAAGGAGCAGACCATGGCGGTGCTGGCGCAGTTCCTGCCCGAGGCGATGAAGATGGGCATCATGCCGCCGCCGGAGGTGCTGGACTACCTGCCATTGCCCAAGCCGTTCGTCGAGAAGTGGAAGGCGAAGCTCAGCCAGCCCGACCCGATGGCCGAGCAGATGAAGATGCTCGACCTGGAGGAGAAGAAGGCGGGCATCGATAAGGACAAGAGCCAGGCCGCGGCGAACATGGGCCGGGCGCAGCAGGCGATGAAGCAAGATCCGCGCATGGAAATGCAGATGCGGATCGCCGAGATGCAGGCCGAATTGCAGAAGATGCAAGCCGAGCTTCAGATGAAGCGCGAAGAGCACCAGCAGGAGATGCAGTTCCGCGTTGCCGAGCATCAGATGGACATGGCTGTCGCCCAGTCGGAACAGGCCATGCAGATGCAGCACGCCGAGCAGGAGCACGCACAGTCCATGGCGATCAACGAACAGGCCGGCGCGGCGAAGATCGAGCAGATGAAGCGCCAGCAGGCCGCGAAGCCCCAGCCGAACGGAGACGCGCGTGGATAGTGAATGGGATTGGCGTCAAGCGGTGCAGGCTTTGAGGGCAGAAATCCCTGACATTCACGTTGAGCATATGGACTTCGGCAACACGGTTGCGGCGCAAAATCCCACGACCGGGCGAGTCATCTATGTAAAGCGCGTGTATCGGCCGGAGCGCGATGGCGCGGTCGGATATTGGCTGATGTCGCCCTGCAGCGTGTCGGAGGCCGTCGAAATACTCAGGCAGTCGAAGCAGCCGCGAGGTGAGGCTTGAACCTCACCCCGTTGCAAGAAGCCCTAGCCGAGATGTGCGAAGCCCGGAAAGCCTGGCGCATCGCATGGCGCGCCTATGAAGCGGCAAATGCGGCGAAGCAGGCGGCCGATGCGCGCATGCTCGACGCGCGAACCCACCTGGACCACACAATCGACGCGATGATCGAGGCTCACAAATGAGCGAAATCGACGTTCTCTCGGCCGAAGAGGCCGCCATCGTCTCTCCGGGCGCACCTCCTGCCGCGCCCGAGCCGGCTCCGGCCCCTCAGCCCGCGCCTCAACCGGAGCCGGCACCTACTCCGAAGGCTGAAGAGCCGCCGAAACCGGCTCCCGAAGCCCCGAAAACCGAGTCGGAGACCCCGAAAGGCGGTCCGAACGATGCAATCGCGGCCATGCGGCGCGAAAACGCCGAAATGCGCCGGCAATTGGCCGCTCTACAGCAGCAATTGCAGCCAAAACAGCCGGAAATCCAGCCTCCGGCCTTCGATCAGGACCCGGCAACCAACCTCAACGCTCGCCTGACCCCCACGGAGCAGGCCGTCGCCGAAATCCGCCAGCAGATGCAGGCGCAAGCGGTCCAGCAGCAGATCATGACCGCGTATGCGACCTCCGCGCGCGAGTTTGCGGCGCAAAATGCCGACTTCACCGAGGCCTACCAGTTCCTTCTCAACGGCCGCACCGAGGAATTGCAGGCCATGGGCTATTCGGGCGTCGAATTGGCCCGCCGCGTGCAAGCCGACGAGATGGGAATCGTCGCCACGGCGCTTCAGAACGGCGCAAATCCGGCTGAAACCCTCTACCGGGTCGCCAAGGCGCGCGGGTTCACCGGTCCGAAGCCGAAAGAGGCGCCCAAGACCGCTCCGGCCACACCCGCCCAGGCGGCCGACCTCCAGCGCATCGCGGAGGGCCAACGGGTTGCCGCGTCGCCGGTTGCCGGCGCCGAGGCCGCTCCGTCGTCAGAGTTGACACTGGAAACATTCCTGGCTATGGATGAAGAAGAAGCTGCCGCCCTCACGGGCAAGAAGTGGCAGCGGATGTGGCAGTAACGACCCCGGCTCTCGTCTAAACCGGCGCACGTTCGCGGCCTCAGCGTAAAGGCCGTCGCCGCCCGAAGCGACATTCGGAGTGCGAGGCCTGCCAAGCGAATCGGCAGGGGGCTCCCGAGCCCTGATCGGCGTGCGCGTAACCGTGCGGCGGATAGCGCGGTGCAACCGATTGCCGAAAGCACCCACCAATCATGGCAGCCACCTCATACGGGGTGAACCACCCCCTGGCCGTGAAGGCCTGGGCGAAGAAGCTGTTCGTGGAGACCCTGAAGGAAACGCGCTACGCGCAGTTCCGGGGCTCCTCGGGCACCGAATCGCTCATTTCGATGAAGAACGAGTTGACGAAGGACGCTGGCGACCGTGTTCGCCAAGGCCTTCGCATGCAGCTCAGCGGCGCCGGTATCCAGGGCGATGCAACCTTGGAAGGCAACGAAGAGGCTCTCGCCACTCACCATGACGATGTGTTCATCGACCAGCTCCGTCATGCTGTGAAGTCGGAAGGCGAGATGTCCGAGCAACGCGTCTCCTTCGACGTGCGTCAGGAGGCGATGGACGGCCTGCGCGATTGGTGGGCCGACCGCTGGGATACCTGCTTCTTCAACCAGCTTGCCGGCGCCAGCGTCATCCAGACGCAGGCCAACACGGTCCAGAGCACCAACCTCTCGACGGTGTACTCGGGCAACCAGGTCGCGATTGCGCCGGACGCGAGCCACATCTTCTCGTCCAGCGCCACCAACGACAACACGACCGAGGCGTCACTGTCGGCGACGACCACCTTCGCGCTGAAGTTGGCCGACATCGACCGCGCGGTGGCGAAGGCGAAGACCCTGACCCCGGCCATCCGGCCGCTCAAGGTCAACGGCGACACGCGGTTCGTGTTGTTCATCCACCCGTATCAGACCTACCAGCTCCGCACCAACACGGCGGATGGAAACTGGCTGGCGATGCAGCGCGACGCCATGCAGGGCGGCAAGATCGGGGACAACCCCCGCATCACCGGCCTGCTCGGCGTCTACAACAACACGATGATTGTCGAGGACGCGCGCGTTCCGAACGTCCCGACCATCACCGCGAACACCTCCTATCGTCGCAGCGTGTTCTGCGGCGCTCAGGCCGCATTGATGGCGTTCGGCCGCAAGAGCCGCGACGGCACCATGACATGGGTCGAGGAGGGCTTTGACTACAAGAACAAGCTCGGCGTTTCGGCCGGTGCGATCTTCGGCATCAAGAAGACGGTGTTCAACTCCGCCGACTTCTCGACGATCGTCATCTCCGGCTACGCGCCTGCGGCTTAAGGAGGCGCTGAAATGGCAACCCAAACCTCCTCCGACTACGGCCTTATCCCGCCGCGCACCGTGCATGTCGGCACCAACCGCATGTCGGGCAACCTCATCGCCACGATCTCCGCTTCGGCGTCAGACGAGAACTTCATGTTCCCGATCCCGCCGAAGTGCGTTGCGGTGGGCGGCGCGCTTACGGGCTCCGTTCCCTCGGGCACCTCGGGCAACCTGGTGTTCAAGGTCGGCACCCGCGAGGACGATGACGCGTTCGGCACCTACACCCTCTCGGGCACGGCGCGGCTGCAGACTCGTCTGAACATCTACGCGCCGGTCACGGTCTCCACCTCTGACGATGTGGTGCCGTACCAGCGTGCGGTGATCGTGACGACCAACTCGGCCGCCACCTCGACTACCTCCTACTCCCTGCATCTGACGTTGGAATACGTCATGCCGGGCAACGCCTGAGGCATTAGGGAGGGGCTTCGGCCCCTCCCGCTTCGGATGCGGAACGTCAAGGAAATCACCGAAGAGGCCTTCGTCCACCATCGGGCGGGCCGAACGCTTGAAGCGGCGGAAATCTATGATCGCCTCCTGGGTTATACCCACGGTGAAGATTTCAACGTTTTGCATGCCTACGGAACATTGATTGCGGAGAATGAGGCCTCGCCCGGCCTTGCCGCGTACCTACTGCAGAACGCCGTCAAGCTATATCCCGCGCACTCCCCGGCCTGGGTCAATCTCGGCATCACCTACCAGCGTCTCGGCATGAGGAAAGCGTGGGCCGGGGCGATCGAGGAAGCGATCCGGCTCGACCCGAACAACGCGATTGCGCTCGGCAACATGGCCGGCGTGTTCATCAACACCGGCCAGCCGGCGAAGGTGATCGAATACGCCTCCCGCGCGCTGGCGATCGATCCCGAGGACAACACCGCGCGCTATCATATGGCGTTCGGCCTGCTGGAGGCCGGTCGATTTGGCGAGGCGTGGCCCTACTACGAATCCCGGTGGCGCCAGCCGAACATGGCGAAGAACGCCCGGCCGTACAAAGCCCCGCGCTGGGATGGGAAGAAGGTCGGGACCCTTGCAATCCATGGCGAACAGGGCGTCGGCGACGAGCTGCTGTTCCTGACCTGCCTGGAGAAAGTCCGGCCGCTCGCCGACAAGATCGTCATCGAATGCGCCGACCGGCTTGTGTCGCTGCTGGAGCGCTCGCTTGACCTGCCCTGCTACGCCACCCATGCCGAGCTGATCGAAGCGCACGGCGAGCCCGATGCTTACGTGCCGATGGGCTCGCTCCCCGGCATCGTCGGGCTTCCCTCTGGCAATCCCTACCTGAAGGCGCGGCAGCCGGCGGCGCGTAACGGCACCTACCGCGTCGGCATCGCCTGGAAGGGCGGCACGCAGAAGACGCACAAGGAGTTCCGCACGCTCAAGTTGGCGGAGCTGAAGCCGATCCTCTCGGTTCCCGGCGTCGAGTTCGTCTCGGTCCAGTACGGCGAGGAACCGGTGCTCGAGGAAGCGCGAGCCCATGGGCTGAAGACCAACTTTGCCGGCCGCGACATGGAGGCCATCACCGATGAAATCGCCTCTTGCGATCTCGTCGTCACCGTCTGCCAGACCGCGGTTCACATCGCCGGCGGGCTGGGAATCCCTTGCTGGGTGCTGACCCCTCGAAAGGTCGCCTGGCGCTACGTCGTGGAGCCGATGCCCTGGTATCGCAGCGTGAAGCTCTACCGGCAGGACGAAACCGAACAGTGGGAGCCCGTGATCGCGAAGGTCGCGGCGGATTTGCGTGCAGCAGTTCTACCTTGAGCCGGTCGATTGGGCGCCTCTCACGGAGGACGCCTATCTGGACGCCGCGGGGAACCCCGTCAACTTCCTCCACACCATGCTCGGCATGATGGAGCGGCGCGACTACAAGGAAATCGCCTTCGATCACAAGACGCTCGATTGGATGGCGCGCATGTGGTCGCTCGCCGGCATGGCGGCGGTGGGACACAAGTTCCGCGATCAGATCCTCCGCGAGGCCGAGCGCTGCCGGCATTGGTCGAAGGTGCTGAAGGACGGCATGCACGAGCGCGGCGAAAGCGGCTTCGTGTTCTTCAACTCCCCCTCGGACTGGCCCGACAAGAAAACCGTCGTCTCCGCCATCCGCGCCCTGCAACACGCTGAGATCAGGACCATCCAGTGATCGATGTCGTCTGCTACTACGCCGACTTCGGCCGGCCCTACGAGCCCCTGCTGGAGCGGATGTTCACTTCCGCCCGCCGGGTCATGCCGGGCTGCCATACCGCGTTCCTGACGCCCACGCCCCGCCCGTGGATGCACGACATGGCGGCGGAGGTCATTGCGCTCCAGGCCGAGCCGAACCTGATGACGCTCGCCCGCGATCGGGCGGTGGCGATGACATCGCTGATGGTGGTGGCGAAGCGCCCGGTTCTGCTTGTCGATCCGGACATCGCCTTCCAGCGCGCGCCCGATTTCCCGGATGCCGATGTTGCCTTGCTGTGGCGGCGCAAGAAGGTCGATCAGCCGATCAACAACGGTGCGATCTACGCCCGGCCCGGTTGCCCGGAGTTCTGGAAGAAGTACAGCCACATCGCCATTAACCTGCCGAAGGAAATCCATCACTGGTGGTGCGACCAGATCGCGTTCACGACGATGACGAGCGTGTTCCGCCATCCGGGCGACACGTTCCAGGTCATGGATGCGAAGGTCCACCTGTGGGACGCCTACAAGGCATGTGCCCCGGTGAAGCAGGCGGAAGGCACCGCCTGGGCGCTGCACTACAAGGGTGCGCTGAAGGGCGAGGAGTTCGAGAAGTTCTTCCCCGGTAGGCCTGACAAGAGGACGGCAGAAGCCGTCGCGGCGTTCTGATGCCGCGCCGCTGGCATGTCATCGAGGTCATCGCGACCGGCCGCAGCTACAAGCGCGGTGCTGAACTTGGCGTCGCTGCAGGCAGGTTCACGGCGCACCTGCTCCAGCAGATTCCCGACCTTCACATGATCGCGGTGGACCTGTGGGCACCGACCCCGGACCGTTTCCAGTGCTCCGGCAACTACGATTCCTGGCCGCACGAAGAGCACTATCGGAAGTACGTCGCGCGCACCGAGCCTTACGCCGATCGGGTGAAGACCCTGCGCATGAGCAGCGTGGATGCGGCTGCGCTGGTCAAGGACGGCTCTTTGGACTTCGTGTTCATCGACGCCGATCACTCCTATGAGGCGGTCAAGGCCGACATCGCGGCATGGTCTCCGAAGGTCCGCGAAGGGGGGTTGATCGCCGGCCATGACATCGATTGGTCGAGCGTGCATCGCGCGGTGGTCGAGACCGGGCTGTTCGAGAAAACCCATGACGATGTGTGGCTGCGATGGAACTGATCTCCACCGCATACCGGGACCTGAACAAGGAAGCGCATGTGCGCTATCCGACCTTCGGCCGCACCTCGGGAAGATATGCACCGATCGTCCTGGAGATGATCA